TAGCATATTTACGGCATAGTTCAGCTACTGATGTTTCTGCTCTCAATGCTTCCATTACGATAAGTATCTTTTGTTCTGAAGTGAATATTCTTCTGGTCTTACTGCGAATCTCTTTGATATAGTTTTCTGCTGTTTGTTTCTTCTTGGTTTCCATGTTTTAAGTTAATTAAAATCTTGGAAACACTACACAAGCTTAGCACCCTATCGGTCCACTTTCAGCTGACGATTTACATTCACGCATTGCTATAAACATTTTAACACCCGATCGTAAATCCATTAAAAGGTTATTGTAATTTTCAGGGGTTAAAATATCGAACAAATCAGAAATAGTTTTTAAATTATATACGGTAGCATTTGGCTTTGGATTTTTTTTCTTTATATCAAGCCTTATTTCGTGTTTTTCTTTTTTCATTTTATCTCCGAATGTTGTAAAAACGATGTGTCTACTTTGGTAGTGTCGGTAGGGGGCGGTACAACGTGTGTTTCCTGATAGCGGCAAAGTACAGCTAACATTATCCCAGCCGACACAAAGCAGCAAAGGGATAGGATGAATAGGGTGCGGGGGGATTTCATGGGGTTGGGGTTAAAGCGATTAATCGGTCAATTTCAGCAACAATCATTGCGCCGGCTTTGGCGAGTTCTTTTAATCTATCATTTGGCGATGGGTTCCAGTATTCATCCGACCATGGGTAATAGGTGACAGCGAACGATGGCTCACAATAACAAGCAGCTGCCAGTGCGAGTTCACCACTATCGTAATCTTCGTTTGTTTTCGAAATATGATTATCTGTGTAACCGTATTTATCAATTTGCCTTTGACGCTCATCGGCAATCAGTTCAATTCCTGTTTTCATCTTTTTCCTTTTTTAATAGTTGTTTATAATGTAAAGTTAAGTTCGGTGTTGGTTAAAGCAAAGTAGAGGTTTTGGAGTTGGTGAACGTAATAAATAGCAAAGCAATGGCATGCACTATTAGCAAACCATTGGATATCTCTCGGATTATAAGCGATTTGATATAGAAATTTTTGTATTAAAAATCGCTTGTAATCAACTTCTTCAAACCCCATCTTAACCAATATTTCAGGTGAAAGTTCGACCCCGCCAATAAACGATATTTTCAAAGGTTCCTGCGCTATATTAATAGCAGTTTCTCCAATGCTATATACACGTTGCATCATTCCCGCGTATGTTACCCAATTCCCAATTCTCAATTCGCTTGCTTTCATTTTGATAGGTTTTTAAGGTCTGAAATTACAGTAGTTAATGTCATGCGTTCTGATAAAAGCACCCATTGCTCTTTTAATTTTGAGGGAACTTTTAATTCGGCTGTTATTTCGGTTATCCTTGCCTCCCACTTCTCCACCAAAGCATCGATGGCCTTTTGGGTTTGTTGCTTTTGGTAGGTTGAACCATTTTTAAAACTGTCTTTTAAACACCGATAATTAGAAATACTAAATAGTATTGCATAATTATGCGCCGCATCTTTCACACTTTCCCCTTTTTCAATTGACGAGGATTGCTCGGTTAACGGCAAAACATCGCCATCTAAACTATTGACGTGGTTATCGTTTGTTATAACTTGTTCGTCTTCTTTAGGTTGTTTGAGACGGTTCATTTCACTCATAGTATGGTTTGGTTTAAAACACTAAATGTACATCGTGGTATCCGTAACAATTGCTATCTGAAAACTTAATGTTTACAGGTTCTTTGTCCATAGATATTTCAAGTTGCTTTTTAAATCGTTGGCGAATAACAGATAAGTGTGTTAACACTTCGTCGTCATCCATACACTCAATGTTGATTATTATTTTCATTTCCTTTCTAATTATTCGGTTAATTTACTTGATGGGTTAAACGGTAAGTTTATTCTTAGTCAATATCAAATCATCCGATAAACGTGTTATTTCAATATCGCCACCGTCAACGTCTACAAATTTGAACATCTTATTGATAGCAATAGCACCAAAATAATGCCGTAATGAACTTTTTAATGCGTAAAAATTGGCTGGAGATACTATTAATGTATCATCTTTTTTAGCCAATAAATGAAATGAATACTTTTGATTTCCGTGTTTCATAATTTATTAATTACCTTTAGTTTAAACGTTTAAAACATGAACCCGTATGCCTCTATCTTTCGACTTGTAGGCGTGGAATTTGACGCCTCGTTATTTGCATACTGCAAGCGGAAGCCTGGTAAGTCCCGGTACACTATTGTCTACTTATTCGGTTTTATTCGCAACTTATTACCCGACATTTCAACAAATGCTCTACTATTAAGCTATCTCGCCATGTTGTTTGACATTGCAATATTACAAAACAATTTCCATATAAAAAAATTAAATGATAAATTTATTTACAATTTATTTTAACTTTTATTTTTTTATTACAAATGTTCTTTTTACCTTTACAAAACATTAACAGCAACAAAAATGAAAAATCTAATCACACTGTACAACGACCAACACACAACAGTAAGGTCAAACGAACTGACACCATTTGAATTAGCGGAAATTGAGGCTTACCAAAATCGTAACCGTGGATTTATCTGCGACCGTGAAGAAAGTTTGGAAAGTGATTTAAGCGAATGGGGGGAGGATTGAAGATGAAAGAGCAACTAAACGAACTAATCGGCACGCTATTGGCAGAAAGATTAAAAAACCCATTTTCAGAGGATTTTACTAATATGGGTCGAAGAGCGGGTATTGATACTGCCATTCACTATATTAAGTTGTTAGAGTTAGAAATTGAGCATCAAGAACGAATGAACTTTATCGATAACCTATGACCCTCGCCACAATCCAAAAAGAGCTCGACATGATTATACACAACAGGCTATGCTTATTGTTCAATCTTGAGCCGTCAATAATCGGCAAACTAAAAACAATGATTGAGATTGAAAATATTTTGGGTAGTGTAATGGAAACAAAGGTATGAATAGGGAGATAAAATTTAGGATATGGGACGGTGAAAAAATGATTACATCTTTTCATTTTAGAAATACCCCTAAGGGATGGATGGCTTTTGGCAATCAATCCCATTTAGATAGCGTCCCTGTCATGCAATTTACCAGCATAAAAGACAAAAACGGCATGGATATTTATGAGGGGGATATTGTTGTAAAAACCATGTGGTATTACGGCACTAATTCCAAAAAACCAAAGGTAACAACTGGTCAGGTTAAATGGCATAACGGAAATGCACAATTTACATTTTATACCAATTGCTATCTAACGCTTATTGCGGATAATATCGAACTTGAAGTTATCGGAAATATTTACGCTAATCCTAACTTACTATGACCCTCGCCACAATCCAAAAAGAGCTCGACATAATTATACACGACAGGCTATGCTTATTGTTCAATCTTGAGCCGTCAATAATCGGCAAAAATACAGTTATACAGGCTGCCAAACTTAACCACCAATACCCTCTCGCCAAACTTTTGCAGGATTGTTTGGATAAGGGGGTGAATGTAGAATATTAGAACCTAAGACAATGACAAAAGAACAACTTAAAAAACAAAAAGGATTAACCGAAAATCAATACTTAGGTATTGACGAAATTAAAGGCTCTTTATACCTAAGCGGCTTGAAAAGTATCCCTGATTTGTTCAACCCGACTGTGGGCGGCTATTTAGACCTAAGCGGCCTGAAAAGTATCCCTGATTTGTTCAACCCGACTGTTGGAGGCTCT